ATGGCAACGATCAGAGCACGAAAACGCACCGATGGCTCAGTCAGTTACACGGCACAGATACGCCTGTTTCGCGATGGAGCGCAAGTCTACCAAGAGAGCCAGACCTTCGCCCGGAAACAGGCGGCACAAGCGTGGGTGCGGCGACGTGAGGCAGAGCTAGATCAGCCTGGTGCGATTGAGCGGGCGAACCGCAAGGGCGTCACCGTCCAGGACATGATTAAGCAGTACCTGGATGAAATGGAGAAAGTCCGGCCGTTGGGTAAAACCAAGGAAGCCACTCTAAATGCTATCGCGGCGACGGAGTTTGGCCAGACCGTTGATTCGGCTATCACCAGTCAGCGGTTGGTGGATTTTGCACTCTGGCGTATGAGTAAAGAGGGCGGGGGTGTCCAGCCGCAGACGGCCGGCAACGATCTGGCCCACCTTGGGGCTGTCCTATCGATTGCCCGGCCGGCTTGGGGGTATGAGGTCGATATCCACGCGATGGCAGACGCTCGAAAGGTGTTGAGAAAGCTGGGTTACAACATGAAAAGCCGCGAGCGGGATCGGCGGCCGACCAAGGACGAGCTGGATAAGGTGCTGGAGCACTTTTTAGGTATTCAGCAGCGTCGCCCTAGTTCGATCAACATGCTCAAAGTCACCGGCTTCGCATTGTTCTCCACTCGTAGGCAAGACGAGATCAGTCGAATGCTTTGGGAGGACATCGATGAGGAACGTCAGCGGGTGATGGTGCGGGACATGAAGAACCCAGGCCAGAAGATTGGCAACGATGTTTGGTGTTACCTCCCGGATGAAGCTTGGCGCATTCTGAAGAGCATGCCGAAGGAGCGTGCAGAGATCTTTCCCTACAACTCGTCATCGATCGCCACTGCTTGGGCAAAGGCGTGCAAGTTTCTGATGATTGAAGATCTGCATTTCCACGACCTGCGGCACGACGGCGTGAGCCGGTTATTTGAGATGGACTGGGATATCCCTCGAGTGGCCAGTGTTTCCGGGCATCGGGATTGGAATTCATTGCGTAGATACACGCATCTGCGCGGGCGAGGTGACCACTATGCCGAATGGCCGTGGTTAGAGAAGATCATTCAGGCGCCCGTGAAGCTGGGCGCCTGGGGTAAGCAGTGAGTTAACTGGCTCGGCGGTATCCATTGAGCTGGTTGAATTCCTTCACCGCAGCTTCCCTTTGTAGATCAAGGTAGGCCGCCAGATCAGTGATGTGGATACCCTTGGCGCTTTTCTGACTCGGCTCCAGCCGAGTGATTGGGATTTTAATCTGCCCGGCCATGACCTTGCGCTGGAACATATCGGTGGTCAGGTGCGTAAAGTAGTCCTTGCAGACCATGTCCAATGGGATGATCGCCTGGCCGTTGTACTGAGCCATCAGGATGAAAGCAGTGTTCATTTTTTCTCCTGGGGTGCAGGTTGATCCTGTTGTTCTCTGCTGTTTTTCGACAACTCCGGTGCTGCCTGCTTCCAAGACCGACGCATCCATGCTGCGAACCCCGCTTTGTAGGCGTAATGCTCGCGGGCGAACGTCTCAGATGTGTTTGCTACTCGTGTTCTAATGTACGTCACGCGCTTTCTGCAGTACTGCAGGCCTTCAGGTATTGGAAACTCTTTCTCGAACTCGGCGCGCTCGTCGATCTGGACTGCGTCGACGGCCATCTTTGGCGGTCTTTCGAGAATGCATTCAGGGTGCGTATACCCCTCAGCAGGCTGCGCGGGCGGGCTATTTTGAGCGATTAGCGTTGCATTGGGTGTGGCTGCTTCGCGCAGCTTTTCGTGGGGTATAAGCGCCTCGGTGGTGCTGCTGGAAGGGGCAATAATGCCTGCTGCTGCGCAGCAGAGACTGTTTGCTTCTAGCGTGTCGACGCTAACTTCATTGCAGAGCAAAGCGGTCGCGGATTGGGTGTTGTGCTGATCCTTTTGCATACCGCTTTCCTCCGAGGTTCGATTGCGCGTTGGTTCGTCAGCCGCCGGTGAGGCGTGTGCCGCGTGGCGGTGGATGTTGGAGTGGGTAAGGTTCTCGCTCATGCTGCGTCTCCCACGTGAAAGGGAGCCAACTGTTGAGCCATGTCGAGTGCTTTATCACGCAGTGCGCGGGTGTCGCGCTCCAATTTTTTGCCTGTGCGGAATGCACTGAAAGTTTCGGCGGCTATCCGGAGTTTCTCGGCGATTTCCAGCAGTGCCAGGTGTTCAGGGCCACCGAATGCCAGCGCTACTTCCAGACGTTTGCTGTATTGCACCAGACGGGTACGGTCGGCCGTGATGAAGTGTAGGGACGCCCTCAATTCGCGAATGTTCTTGGCGCTTGCGGCGTGCTGAATCTCTTGTCCTTCCTCCATGCCGATTGATTTGCCGTCGCTGTAGCCCATTTTGTAGCCAGCCCAGACGAGTAGTCCGGCGAAAGCGATCAGAACGATGAGTGCGCAGATCTGAATTGCAGTCATGTGGTGTGCTCCTGGTGATGTCTTTGGCTGGTGGTGGCAGCCGTTCGGTTTGTGGGTGTTACTCGGCGGTTTCGTCCTGCTGTCGCTGCATGTCTTCGTCGGCCTTGTAGGCACGGATGTCGATCAGTGAGGCGACGTGCCGGATGTGGGCGTACTTCGGTGCCTTGCGGCTGGTGTCCAGCGTGGTGATGGGGAGCTGGATGCGGCCGCTGCTGATCTCGGCCACGAACGATTGCTCGTTGAGGTTGCGGAAGTACTGCTCGCGCACTTTGTCGAGCGGGATCAGTACGTCGCCAAAGATGCGGTAAAGCAGTTCGACGGTGGCTGACTCCGGTGCCGGGTGCAGGCGGAGCGGGTTTTGTACTGTGTTACTCATGGCTTTCTTGGGCCTCCTTGCTTTGTTTTCTGGCCGGGTGGTTCCAGGCGTTCAGGCAATGCGTTCTGGTCAGCTCGCGCAGATGTTCTGGCACTTCGAGGAGCGCGGCGTTGCGCTCCTCTCGTGTCCGCATGGCGATAATCTGGCGGGCATATTCCCTAGGCCACGTCACGGTTGTCTGCCGGAATGGCGGGTAGGTCAATGCCCAACTGGTCGGCTAGCCAACGGATACCGGGCTGTTTGATCCGGGTCGATTGGCTGTACTGCATGCCGAGCTGATCGTGGTACCACTGGCCGTCCTTGATTCGCAGGAAGTCGCGATCACGGTTGGGATAGGCCGGTAGGTTCCGCTCGTTGAGCAGACCTTTTTCACGCATGCGTGCGATGAGCTTCGGGCGAGTCAGGCCGAGGTGGGTTGCGGCTTGGGCCAGGGTGCGTTCCATGGTGTGCCCCTCATGCCGCGTGCGCAGCTGGGGTTGCCGCTGCAGCAAGGTGGTTAATGGATTCGTTGACCTTGCCGTAGATCTCGACATCGCTGCCGTACACGGTGAAGCAACGGGTGTGCGGGCTTTTGTTACCGATGCTCAGGATGGTGGTGACACCTGATCGAGTGTGAGTGCGATGGAGCGCGACGATTAGTGGATAGTCGAAACCCAAGTCGAGGTTCAGCACCCCGCCGGTGCGCACCAGCTCAAACACTCGCTGCTTGTCCGAGACTTCAAAGCGGCCGTATTCGCGGCTGGCGTGGGGACGGTGCAGCAGGTCGCCGGTATTGCTCGCGTCGAACGGGCCATTGGCGATCTCTTCGATGAAGTCGGCCAGCTTGAGATGCATCTTCTTTTCGTTCTGCAGGGTCAGCGTGTGGCGTTCGTTACCCAGCTCCACGACGAATGTGCTTTCCGAGATACCACGTTCAACCTTGAGGCGAAACGCTAAACACTCGCGCTTGGGCGCCGTCCGTAGGACGTGGTTGAAAGTCTCGGTCAGGTTGACCTGAGCATTGAGCAGCTGCAGGGTGCGATTGTCGATTTTGTACTTGATCATGCTGCATGCCCTCCGCCATGCGGATTGACTGGGGCAGGAGTGAAGCGTGCCGTCAGCTTCGGTTTGCTGTTGGCGAACGTGCAGCCATACTCGCGGGCTAGGCGGCGAATCTCAAAGATTTGGAAGGGATTGGCAGCGGCCGGATGGACGTGCAGGGTTGCTGTGGTGTGCATGGTTTGCCTCGCTCTGTGGTGAAAGAGTTAGGCAAATATCAACCAGTGGTTGCTATATGTCAACAACTATAGGTTGATGATTGGTGCGCGATTAAGACTGATAGCGTATGGACATCCTCCGCGCCTGGGTTTAGGTTGCCAGCCACCACATCAGAAAAAGGATGAACTGACCATGATAGATTTCACGCGCATTGGAACGGGTGTAACAGTTGATACCGTCCTGCAACCGAGAGAAATTTTCAACGCGCTACCTAAAAAAAATGCCCATAAGTTTCAATACCCTCGTGATGTCCAGTCTCAGGTGTGGTCAAAATGGTTTGAACGTCGTAATGAGAATAGCTTAGTTCTTAAGTTGAATACCGGAAGCGGGAAGACGGTAGTTGGCCTGCTAGCATTAAAAAGCTGCATAAACGAAGGTAAGTTTCCCGCTGTATATATATGTCCAGATCCCTATCTGGTAAAGCAGGTTATGGACGCTGCGGAAGAGTTAGGCGTTGAAGTTACAGACGATGTGCACTCGCATCGTTTTATCTCCGGAAAAGCTATTTTAGTAGCAAATATATTCAAGTTGGTGAATGGCCGATCAGCGTTTGGCGTTGGAGATGAAGGAATAAAAATAAAAATTGCAAGCTTGGTTGTAGATGATGCGCATGCATGCATCGGTTATGTTGAAGAACAGTTTACGGCGGAAATTCCGCATGAGAGTGCGGCCTACGCTGCGTTATATGAGTTGTTTAAAGAGTCGTTGCATAATCAATGTGAGTCAAAAGCGCTTGAAGTGGAAAGTGGTAATTCAGCTGCTTTGATGCAAGTCCCTTATTGGGTGTGGCAAAGTAAGATTTCAGAAGTTTGCAGGATCTTAATTGCACACAAAAAAGAAGATTTCTTGCAGTTTGTTTGGCCTTTGATAAAAGAGTTTCCTAAGCTTAGTCATTGTGTGGTTGGTGCGAAGAGTATTGAAATAACTCCTCATGCAATTCCTATTCATATGATCCCAAGCATTATTGATGCTGAACGAAAATTATTTATGACTGCTACGCTTGTAGATGATTCTATATTGGCTAGTCATTTTGGAGTGAATGAGAAGTTCCTGAAGCATCCGATTGTCCCTGATTCGGCGGGTGATGTTGGCGATCGAATGATATTGCTCCCGCAGGTGATAAATTCTGATCTCGCCGATGATCATATAAAAAAGTATTGCAAATTTATTGCTGAATATATGAATGTTGTGGTGATTGTTCCATCAAAAGCGCGAGCTGATTACTGGAGAGATAGCGCCGATTTGGTTCTCTTTGCGAATAATCTTTATGAGGGCGTCGATAAGCTGAAGGCTGGTAAAGTAGGTCTTGTCGTACTTGTTAATAAATACGATGGGATTGATCTGCCAGGGGATGCTTGCAGGTTATTAGTAATTGATGGATTCCCGGATGTGCGTAGTAAGATTGACAGGGTAAATCAAACCGTTCTGCTGGGAAGCGATCGTGACGTAAACCAGATAATTCAGCGCGTTGAGCAGGGGATGGGGCGCGGAGTCAGGTCGAATGATGATTATTGTGTAGTATTTTTAATGGGGAGAGATCTGACCAGTAAGCTATATGCGCAAGGTGCTTTGAGTAAATTTTCACCAGGTACCAGGGCACAGCTAACTTTATCTGAGCAAGTTTCTGAGCAAATTAAAGGAAAGAAGCTGTCAGAAATTACAGATACATTGAATTATTGCTGGGCGAGAAAGGAGGAGTGGGTTGCGGCGAGTAAAGGAGTCCTTGCAACACTAGCGTATGCTCATGAAAACACTCTAGACTCTAATATTCTTTGCCTCAGAAAAGCATATGATTTTGCTTGTAATAGTAATTATGCGGCGGCGGCAAAAGAGTTGAAAGATTTGGTTAATGAAGTGACTGATCTAAAATTTAGAGGCCTAGTTAAACAGCACTACGCCGAGTATACCAATTTGTCAGATCTCGCCTCTGCTCAAAAGATTCAACTGTCGGCAGTGGGCGATAATCGAAGACTTCTGAAGCCTATTGAGGGCATTCAATATCACAAAATATCCGGAGCTGTTCTCGATCAAGCCAAAGCATGTAGCGAGTTCTTGACAAAAAACTTTCAAGATCCGAATAAGCTGGTTGTTGAAATTAATGGAGTTTTGGAGGGGCTAGACTTCAAGCTTGACAGCTCTGAACTGTTCGAAGCAAGGATGAAGGAAGTTGCTAGGTATTTGGGTTTTCGCAGTCAACGCCCGGAGCAAGAGTACCAAAAGGGGCCTGACGTTTTGTGGAAGACTGGCGAGCTAAACTACTTTGTGATTGAGTGTAAAAACGAGGCGGTGGTTGAGACTGTAAGCAAGTACTACTGTAATCAGCTCAACGGTTCTTGTGAGTGGTTTGAGGAGCGCTACGATCACTCGAGCAGTTATACTCCAATTTTGGTTCATCCGTATTCGTTGTTCGAGTACTCTGCCTCGCCAAATCAAAATATTCGGGTTATGACTCGGGAAAAGCTAGGCGAATTTAGAGAGGCGGTTCGTAAATTTATTAGCTCTGTCGCTAGCAGTAATGAATTGGGAGACGCAGTTGCAATCAGGCAAAAGTTGATTGCGGCGCAGCTAAGAGCGTCTGATTTCTGCGATAAATATACCGTTCCTTTTAAGGTGAAAACGCGTTAAGAATAGTGGATCATTCAGGGATGAATGATCCAACCACCTTGCCGCAGATGTGCGTTTCCTCCGTAATATCAATGATTGGATATTGCGGGTTGATCGGCCTAAGGAATTGTCGACCAGCATCTTCTACCAATATTTTGAAGGTTGCTTCATTTGTGCGTGGAACTCTTGCAATTACTCGATCCCCTGTCTTTGTTTCAGCTTCAGGATCTACAAAAATGATACATCCTGTTGGGTAGCTGCGCCCAGGTCCTGGATTGGTCATTGAGTCACCGAGAACCTTCAAGGCATATCCAAGGTTGCTAATCGGAACCGGGCACGACAACCAAGAGTCGCTATCATAGTTCTCAATGTTAGAGATCGCCTCGCACCAAGCCCCGGCCTGAACCCAAGAGATCAATGGAACCTTGCCAAAGCGCTGATTGATTTCACTAACGTTGCTCAAGTCACTAGGGGCTAGAGCGCGAACGTTGCTATGGCCAATCTGCTCTTTTGGCAGAACCCCGTACTCAAGCCATTCCCGCCTGACACCAAGCCATGAGCAGAGGGCAGACATGCTATCCGCCTCAGCCATCGCTTCGCCATTCAGCCATTTACTGATGGCCTGGGTTGTTTTATCAACCCCCACGCTTTTCAACTGACGATGAATATCCACTCCACGACCACGGGCGCGTACGCCGGCATCGTCGAGGGCTTCGTGTAGGCGCTCGCTGAAAGCTGCGCGGAGAGAATTTTTATCAACCATGAGTTGAGAGTCTCATAAAGGTTGCGCAATAGTCAGTTGATCTATAACATCAACCGCAAGTTGATAAATGGAGGTTGTCATGTTGGACCCCGCAGATTTTCCGAGCGCGATTGCGTTCGCGTTTGAAGCCGTAGGCGGCATCGGGGCCGCTGCGAAGGTGTGCAATAGAAGCTACCAAGCACTGAACAAATGGCGTCAGGCTGCTTGCCTGCCGCGAACGGATTACACAGGTGAAACCAAATACGCCGAGCTGTTGGCGACTGCTGCGGAGCAGAAAGGCAACGCATTCCAAGCTGCTTGGCTGTTGAACGCTTCGGCTCCACAAAAAGCAGCTGCGTAATAAGAAAAAAGGCGACCTAAAGGCCGCCCAGTTCCTCCCGGCACGCACCACCACAGCGCTGTCGGGTCGCGATAGAGAAAGGCGGGCACACCACATGCAACCACCTTCCTTTATTGCGCTTTTCCAAGGCTCGGAAGCCTTGGTGTTGCTGCCTCTTCCACCACAGATTTGGCAGCTGTTGCGCCAGGGGTGAGCAGCGGATTGCTCGCCCCGGCACGGTGCCGGTATCGATCCTGAAGATCCAGCCGGCGTTTGGGCCCTTTCAAGCCACGCGGCAAATGTATCACCACTGCATGTCGCGCGGCACTGGCAACTTACAAGGATTAATGCCATGAGCCGTATCGCTCTGAGTTCTGTTGAGCGGGCGCAGCGGGAAGTTTTGCCGCTCGATCTCGCGCTTTACCATGCCGCTCGGGACTACCCCGGCGGCGCCGCAGCCATCGCCGTCACCACCGGCCGAAATGCAACCACGCTGCAGCACAAACTTTCCCCAACCCACCCAAGCCACACGGTGAACATTCAAGAATTCGGTGAGATTCTGGAGCTGACCAAGGATCGTCGCATTCTGGATGCGGTGCATGCGTTGGTCGGTGACACGACTTGGCAGGAGCTGGCTGAGGCATATACCAACGACATGCCCGAGACGTTGACCACCGGGATTGCCGAGTACTTTCGGCAGGTTGCGGATCTGGCGGATACCTGGGCCAAAAGCATTGGCGACGGGGTTGTTTCCGATGAGGAACTGGCCGCGATTCGCCTGCAGGTGTTTCGCGGAATTCAGGGGCTGTTGGGGTTGTTCAACCGCGCTACCTACGTCAATCAGACAACGCGGGGTACGGATCGTGGTTGATATCGTCGACTTTGCAAATGACCTGGTGCAGGAGCGTATTGATCAGGCAATGGCTGCACGTCTCCTCGCCGCCAAGCCAGCTTTGGCAGCGCATTCGTTTCTGTTCTGTGAAACCTGCGATGGCCCGATCCCCGAGGCTCGCCGTTTGGCGCAGCCCGGCTGTACGCAGTGTGTGGACTGCCTTTCCCTCATAGAACTGAAAGGGGCGCGCCATGCTCGATGAGGTATTGGGGCAATTCGCGGATTATGGCCTTGAGCCTGCACAGCCATTGGTATTCGGCAAGCTGACCCGCTGCAAGACGACACAAGACAAGGGCAAGGAAAAGAACGGTTGGTATGTCGTTCATGAGCAGCGCACCGAGAAAGGCGAGACGCTGATCTTCGGTGCGTTCGGTGACTGGCGTTCGGGCGAGTCTCAGAAGATCAAGGTCAAGGCTGGGCGGATGTCGCCTGAAGAGCGCGAGGTTATGCGCGCTCGACAGGAAGAGGCCAAGCGCCGGGCGGCTGAGATCTCGGCAAATGCGGCACGTCGTGCAGCGAAGCGGGCGGCTGGCATGTTTAAGCGCATGTCGGAGAAGGGCCGTAGCGACTATCTTGATCGCAAGCAGATTGTTGGCTTCGGCGTTCGGTATGCGCCGCGCACCGGCGCGTTCCTGATACCGATGAGCAATGTGCGGGACGAGATTGTTGGCCTGCAGGTGGTGTTTCCGACCAAGCAAGAGGACACCGGGCGGGACAAGTCCTACTGGCCTTACGGCATGTCCAAAGAGGGGGCTTTCCATCTAATCGGACCGCATCCGGATCCGGGCGAGCCGGTGCTGGTGTGTGAGGGTTACGCGACCGGCGCAAGCCTGCATATGGCTACGTCATTGACCGTGGCAGTTGCGTTTGACGCGGGCAATTTGCTGGTAGTTTGCAAGGCCATGCGCGAGCGTTTCGCCGGTTGCCCGTTGATCATCTGCCGAGACGATGACTGGAAGACAACCAAGCCTAATGGCGATGCATGGAACCCTGGTGAAGAGAAAGCAAACAACGCGGCGCTGATTGTAGGTGGCCAGGTAGTTGCGCCGATCTTTTCCAGTGAGCGAGAAGCCAAGTGGACCGACTTCAACGACCTGCATGTGGCGGAAGGTTTGGAAGCGGTACGCCGTCAGGTGTTGGCAGTGGTCAAGCCGCCTGCTGCTGGTGGTTGGAAAGATCTGCTGGCCCGTAGCGAAAGCGGTGCTTTGATTGCGCACATGCAGAACGTTGAGTTGATTCTGGCCAACGATGAGCGGTGGGCTGGTGTTGTCACCTACAGCGCCTTCAGTTCGAAGATCGTGAAGCTGCGGGCAGCACCGTACGGCGGCGGCACGGGCGATTGGGCGGACATTGATGATGTGCGAGTGATGAAGTGGCTCGCGCAGCAGTACAACTTGCGGGTCAAGGCTTCGCATGTGATTGAGGCGGTGAGCGTTGTTGCGCATGACCATGCGTTTCATCCAGTGCGGCAGTACCTGCGCAAGCTTGAGTGGGATCGGGTGCCGCGTCTTGAAAGCTGGCTGACGGAGATCATGGGTGTTAAGGCCACGGATTACTCCTCAAAAGTCGGCAAGCGGTGGTTGTTGTCGGCTGTCGCGCGAGTGATGAAGCCAGGCTGCAAGGCTGACTCAGTGATGATTCTGGAAGGTGCACAGGGCGCCGGTAAGTCGACGGCGATGAGCATTCTCGGCGGCGAGTGGTTTATGGACACGCCGTTTGCGCTGGGTGACAAGGACGGCTTTCAGGCGATCCGGGGCAAGTGGATCGTCGAGCTGGGAGAGCTAGACAGTTTCAACAAGGCCGAGAGTACGAAGGCAAAGCAGTTCTTCTCTGCTTCTACCGACACTTATCGCGAGAGCTACGGCCGCAGAACGATGGACGTGCCACGCCAGTGTGTTTTCGTGGGTACGACCAACCAAGACGAGTATCTGAAGGATGCCACGGGCAACCGGCGATACTGGCCGGTCGCGTGTACCAAGGTGGATCTGGAGTTGTTGCGCTCGATGCGCGATCAGCTGTGGGCCGAGGCGGTGTTCTGTTACGACGCGGGCGATCTTTGGTGGGTAACGCTGGATGAGGCCCCTATGTTCGGCGAGGAGCAGGACGAGCGCTTCGTAGTCGATGAGTGGGAAGGGCCGATTCTGACCTGGCTGGAAGAATCGCAGATTGGCGAAACCACCACCGGTAGTGAGGTGCTGGCCAGTGCGCTGAAGTTGGATTTTGGGCATTGGGGCAAGCCTGAGCAAATGCGGGTCGGGGCGATTATGCATCGGCTGGGTTGGCGACGCGTGCGGTTGCCTGCGTTGGCGAAAAGCGGGCAGCGGCCTTGGGCTTACAAGAAGCCGGCAGGGTGGGGCGGTGCGTCGGCGTTGCAGCGGGAAGCGTTCGAGGAGCCTTGTTTTGATTAAGGAGATCGATTCGCTGCTTCGGTTATGGGCTCAGGAGCTGCACTCGGAACATTCAAAAGGAGGCCTGGCAGGGGGAAATATGGTTGCCATGATGATGGAGAGCAATGGGCAACTGATTAGGGGGCGGCGCGCCTTTCGTGCGCCGCTTGAAAGTTCGCTGGACATTGAGCTGATCGTGACCAAGCACCTCGCGCCGGAGCTGGTGACGGTGGTGCGTGAGCATTACTGCACGCTCGATGTGGATATGCGCCTGCGTTATGCCCACTGCGGTTGTGGGCGAGATACGTACTACCAACGTTTGCATGACGCGCATCTGCAGATCTTCGGCGTGATGATGGGGCTAGCTGCGTGACCCCAGGTATTCATCCGGCTGTTGTTGTCCCACTGGCCCGTCTTGTCTCGCTGCGTTTTGATGCAGTGGGACAGGTGCGGGCCTTGTCGTTGTTGGGTTGTCCCACCGTCCCGCCTAGTAGTGCCTCCCGCCCGTGTGAGCGTAGCGGGCGAGCACTACGCGCTTACGCGCGAACGCGTGTTCTTTAAAATTCTTCCTTTACACGAGAAAGAAGAAAGATAAGTAGGACAGTGGGGCGAAGCCCCGAATTCAGGCGCTCTCAGGCGTCCCACTTCGATACTGAGAAGTGGGACGTATGGGACACCGCCGCAACAACAGAATGCCGTGGTGGTGTATTCACCGACATTCGCTAGGCGTTCATCCTGCGTTACCCACTTATTCACCGGGTGGCATTAAAACAGGGTTGCTGCCACCGGAATCGACCTGTAAAAAGTAGTCATCTTCGATAGGTGCGACCGCAGAGAGCGGCAGGCACCACACCACCAAACCCGGCCATTGCGCCGGGTTTTTGCGTTCATGGGGTAGGCGATGACAAGCGAGCAACAAGCACTGGCAGAAATGCCGATCTGGTTAGTGATCGTCCTGGCTCTGGTCGGTGGCGTATCGGGGGAAATGTGGCGGGCGGACAAGGATGGGGCACGTGGCTGGGCATTGTTGCGCAGGCTCGCGCTTCGGTCGGGTGCCTGCATTGTCTGCGGGGTGACGGCGATGATGTTGATGATTGCTGCCGGGATGTCGCTGTGGACGGCGGGCGCCTTGGGTTGCCTCACCGCGATGGCGGGCGCGGATGTTGCTATCGGGTTGTACGAACGCTGGGCTGCCAAGCGGCTTGGCGTGTGCGATGTCCCGCCGAATGGTGGCGGCCAGGCCTGAAACCGCCGGGGACCCTGAGGTTATTCGGTGGGTACGGGGTCGGAAACCCGCGGGAAAGTGTTAGCGGACAGTTCACCAGCTTAGTGAACTGGGGTGAACAGGTGAACCCCCCGTATTCATTAGGTGAACAGGACATTCCATCATGACTGTAATCAGCAAAACGGAGTTTGCGGCACGGCGAGGCTGGGCTAAATCGTATGTTTCCAAGTTGGCCAATCAGGATCGGTTGGTGCTGACTGAGGATGGCAAGGTGGATCTGGAAGCCACCGAAGCCCTGCTGGCCGAGTCTGCTGACCCAAGCAAAGCCGCCGTCGCCGACCGGCACGAACGGCTTCGCCTTCAGCGGGAAGCGCAAATTGCCGCCGAAGAGCCTGCGGTGCCGCAAGTCGGGCAGGCGGCAGACTTTCAAAAGTCTCGCGCTCTGCGAGAGCACTATCTGGCCCTGCAAGAGCAAGCCAACTTTCACAAACAGCAAGGTTCTCTGGTCGAGCGTGTCGCAGTAGAAACCGGTGCCTATAACGCAGGCCGCCTGTTGCGGGACCAACTGCTGGGCATGACCCCGCAACTTGCACCGGAACTGGCCGTCATGACGGATCCCTGGCAAATCGAAAAGCACCTGACGGCGGCTATCCGTCGCTCGCTTGAGGATGCAGAGCGCTTGTCCTCGGCGGATCTTGAACACGCCCTGACCCCGAGCTAAGCCCATGCCCACGGAAATCCCTAACGGTGCAGAGGTGTACCGGGAGGCGTATTTCCGTGGGCTGCACCCTGACCCGGATGTCTGGGTCGATGAGTGGGCCGACGAATACATGCGCATCCCGCGTGACACTGGTGCCGCCGAACCCGGCCAGTACCGCACGTCACGCACGCCCTATGCTCGCGAGCCCATGCGCTGCCTGTCGCCGGCTCACCCTTGCAAGCGCGTGGTCACCATGGTGGCCTCGCAGTTGATGAAAACGCAGATCGCCTTGAACTGGATCGGCGGTCTCATCCACATGGCGCCGTCCAATATCTTGACCCTTCTACCGAGTCTCGGCCTGGCCAAGCGGGTGTCGTCGAGGATCAGTAAAACCATCAAGGCCACACCGGTGCTGCGCGAACGTGTGGCGTCCAGCCGCTCGCGGGATTCGCGCAACACCATGGACACCAAGGAGTTCGAGGGCGGGTCGTTGTACGTGACCACCGCCGGCTCGGCCGCCAACCTCTCGGAGCTGTCGGCGCGCTATGTATACGGCGACGAGATCGATCGTTGGGAGGTAGACATCGGCGAGGAGGGCGACCCTATCGAGCTGGCCGAAACTCGGGGCAGCACCTTCGGCCGCAACGCGAAGTTCTACTTCTCCAGCTCGCCGACGATCAAGGGCGCCTCGCGGATCTCCGACCTGTTCGAGGGCAGCGACCAGCGTTACTACTACGTGCCGTGCCCGAGCTGCGGGCACATGCAAATCCTTGAGTGGGAACGACTGCATTACTCGAAGGACTACAGCGTCGTGCATTACCAGTGCGCCGGTCCTGACTGCGATGTGCTGATCGATGAATACCACAAGGGCGAAATGCTCGCCAAAGGCGAATGGCGTGCCCATGCCGAAGGCGATGGCGAGACGGTGGGTTTCCATCTCAATGCACTGTATTCGCCGCTGGGCTGGATGGACTGGAAGTCGCTCGCCAAGCAATTCGAGAAGGCCAAGAAGGCCCAGGCCAAAGGCGATCTAGAACCGATGCAGGTGTTTTACAACACCCGTCTGGCGAAGGTCTGGGACAGCGCACAAGAGCAAACCAAAGCCGATGAGCTTAGAAAGCGGGCGCGGTTGGAAGGCTTCACCCTCGGCTCACTGCCGGCAGCGGTGCTGATGATCACCGGCTCCGTTGACGTCCAGGCCAACCGCCTGGAGTTCATGGCAATGGGCTGGGGCGTCGGCATGGAGCGCTGGGTCGTCGACTACCAGGTGGTCTCGGGTGATCCCGCAGACGAACGCACCTGGGCCGCATTGGACGAATTGCTCAAGGCTAAATATCGCCATCCGTGCGGTGTCGGCCTCGGTATTCTCGCGGTGGCCGTCGACTCCGGCGGTCATCACACCGATGAGGTCTACCAGTTCTGCCGCGTTCGGCGCTGGCGAAACGTGTTCGCCATCAAGGGCGCGAGCAAGCCCGGGAAACCGGTGATTGCTCAGCGGCCGTCCATGGTCGACGTGACCTGGAAAGGTCAGACCGAACGCAACGGCGCCGAGCTGTGGTTCGTCGGTACCGACACGGCCAAAGACTGGATCTACAACCGCTACCCATTCGAGTCCGGACCAGGTGCGCTGCACTTCGCCAATGACCTGCCGGACGACTTCTTCGACCAGTGCGTCGCGGAGCGCAAGGTTGCGCGCTACATACGCGGACACAAGCGCATTGAGTGGGTCAAGGGTAAGGCCGAGCGCAACGAAGCACTCGACTTGATGGTGTATTGCCTGGCCATGGCGCATTACCTGGGTCTCAACCGTTACAAGGAACACGACTGGGAGCGAGTGCGTCAGTCCCTGGCGCAGTCTGGTCTGTTCGACGACGCATTGGGCATCAAGCCTGTTCAAGGCGAACGCGTTACCGGACCAGCAACACCAGTTGCTGCACCGCAATCGGCTCCACAAACTACTGCTCCGGTCGTGCAATCGCGACCGGCAGCACCGCCACCTCAACGCCGCAGCTCCACCAGCGGTTACCTGAAGAGACGCTGATATGTCCTTTACCCAAAAGCACCTCGACGCGGTTGAGGCGGCCATCGCACGCGGTGAAAAAGTTGTGCGTTACACCGACCGCACCGTGGAGTACCGCACCATCGACGAACTGCTCAAGGCGCGCGAGGAAATCCGTTCGTCGCTGATCAATGCTGCCGGGCCGCGTTCGCGCGTGGTCAGGCTGTACCACGGAGGCAAAGGAGTCTAATGACCCGTCACTATCCGACGTTGACCCGTAACGGATTCGTGCTGCCGTCGAACATCAAGGCCAGTTACGAAGGCGCTGGAGAGGGTCGCCGATCCACTGGCTGGGATGCTCCCGACAACGGGGTCAACAGCATCAACACGCCGGCGCTGCGTAACTTGCGTTCTCGTTCCCGGGCAGCGGTTCGCAATGACCCGTACGCCTTCAACGTGATCGACAAACGCGTCAGCAACCTGATCGGTACCGGCATCACGCCGCGACCGAAAACCGACGACGAAGTCCTGCGCAAATTGCTGCAGGAACTCTGGGAGGACTGGGTCGATGAATCGGATGCCGATGAGCGCACCGACTTCTACGGGCAGCAGGCGTTGGCGGCGCGCACAGTAGAAACCTCGGGCGAATGTTTTGTGCGGTTGCGACCGCGCAGTTTGGAGGAAGGTCTCGCGGTACCGCTGCAGCTCCAGATATTGGCACCGGAGTTCGTGCCGCATGACAAGTTCGAGACCACCAAAACCGGCAACCTTATCCGCGCCGGCATCGAGTTCACCCCGGGCGGCAAGCGGGTGGCGTACTGGATGTACCTGTCGCATCCGCGCGATGCATCGTCGCTGAACGCCGGATACAACCAATTGGTGCGCGTGCCAGCGGCTCAGGTGTTGCACATCTTTGAACCGGTCGAGCCGGGTCAGTTGCGCGGCGTGCCGCGATTGTCACCGGTGCTAAAGCGCCTGCGCAGTCTCGACAATTACGACGACGCGGTGTTGTTTCGCCAGGAGGTGGCCAATCTGTTTGCCGGCTTCATCAGTCGGCCAGCGCCGGACTCTGGACAGACTCCCCGAGATCCAATCACCGGCCAACTACTGGACACCGATCGCGACGGCTTCACGCCGATGGTCGCGCTGGAGCCCGGCACGATGCAGGAGCTGGGGCCAGGTGAAGAGGTCGAGTTCTCCAAGCCGCCGGACGCAGGCAACAACTACCCGGACTTCATGCGACAGCAGCTAATGGCTGCTGCGGCAGGGACGGGCACGCCCTACGAGATCCTCACCGGCGACATGCTCGAGGTCAACGACCGGGCGCTGCGTGTGGTGCTCAACGAATTTCGGCGCCGTCTGGAACAACTGCAATTTGGTGTCTACGTCCACCAACTCTGCCGTCCGGTTCGGGCGGCTTGGATGGACATGGCCGTGTTGTCGGGTGTCCTGGTGCTGGAGGACTACGCACAGCGTCGCCGCGAATACCTACGTACCCGTTGGGTGCCGCAAGGTTGGGCCTACATCCAGCCCGTGCAGGACGTACAGGCGCGGCGAATGGAAGTCCAAGCGGGCTTTGCCTCGCGTAGCGAGATGGTGCTGCGCACCGGCTACGACGCCGAAACGGTCGACGCGGAAAACGCGGCCGATCTGCGGCGAGCCACAACCCTTGGCCTTAATTACAACACTCTCGACGCCGTCGTCACCAACGACGACAAGGAGCAACCATGAGCAAGAAAGCGCGACCGCGCATTTACAATCGCGCGGGTCAGCGCGTGCAGGTTCAAGACAAGACTTGGTACGCGTTGCAGGCCAGCGGCGAGGCCACCGAGCGAGTGATCGAAGTCTTTGTCTATGGCGAGATCGGCACTTGGGGCATTACGGCCAATCAATTTGTGCAAGACCTGCGCGCCATGGATGACGGCGTCTCGCCAGTGATCGCGGCATTCAACAGCATCGGCGGTGATTTGTTTGACGGGCTGGCGATGCACAACGCGCTGTCGCGTCTGGGCGAGCGTTGCACCGGCCGGATTGATGCATTGGCCGCCAGTGCGGCCAGCGTGGCGGTATGCGGTGCACACCACGTAGTCATCGCGTCGAACGCCATGCTGATGATCCACAACCCTTACACCTATGCCGGTGGCGACGCTGAGGACTTCCGCCGAGTCGCTGATGTGCTGGATCAGACCCTGGAGGCGATCATCGCGGCCTACAAGGCCAAGGCGCCGAACATTGATGACGCGGAGCTGCGGCGCATGGTCAACGCCGAAACCTGGCTGACGGCCAATGAGGCTGTGGCACTAGGCCTGGCCGATGAAGTCGGGGACGGCATCAAGGTCAAGGCATGCCTCGGCCAAGGGGCCGTGCTGCAGCGTTACCAGCACGCGCCGGCTGAGTTGCTGGCCCAGCTCGACGAGCCACCCGAAGCGGATCCGGACCTGGAGCCGATCGATCCGCCGTTGGTGCCGCTGGTGGTCGACTCGGCCAAGTTGGCACTGATGATCACCCAGCGTTGCACGGCGGCGGGCATCAGCAACTTGGTCGAGCCGCTGCTCAGCTCGACCCAGCTCGAAAGCGAAGAGATCGTCCTGGCTGGCTTGGCCCGTGCCAAGGCGGTGAATGATCTCTGCGTAGCCGCCCGTTTGCCGGAGTTCAGCGCCGAGTACGTTTCAGCGGGGCTGGATGCGGCGGCGGTTCGGGCGCGTCTGTTCGACAAAATTGTCACCAGTGGCAAAGGCTTTGAAATCGACAACAGTCTGCCGCTGGCTGACGACCCGGCACCCAAGGTGCTGGCCAAACAACCTGATCCCACCTCGATCTGGGCTTCGCGACAAGCGGCTCAATCTGGAACCGCGCACGGCGCGAAAGGAGCAAGACCATGACCATCAAAAAAGAGCCGATCCACGCCGGTGAGTTTCTCCTGTCTGAGGGCGCCGGGAACATTTCGCGGGAAACGATCAACGTTGCCGCTGGCCCTGCGCTGAATCCGGGCCAAGTCCTCGGTCTGGTGACGGCCACGGGCGAGTTCGCGCCGTATGACCCGGCGGCCGAAGACGGTACCCAGGCTGCTGTGGCGATCCTCTACGGGCAGTTGGGAGAGTCGGACATCGTGCGCCGTGGTCGCGCCGTGGTGCGCTTGGCTGAAGTCAGCGAAGTGCATCTGACCGGGCTTGATCCTGAGGCTGAAAAAGATTTGGCCACCCATTTCCTGATCGTCCGCTAAGACTATCAGCTGCGTTTACCCAGCCCGCCTTGAGCGGGGTTTTTCATTTCTGGAGAGTACCCATGGCCGAGATCGCCATTTTTGACGACGAAGCGTTCACCGTCACTGCGCTGACAGCTGCACTCAACGATCAACCCTATTTGCCAGGGCGCATCAGCGCTTTGGGCCTGTTCCGCGAGGAAGGCATCACCACCCTGACCGTACAGATCGAAAAGGACGGCGACACGCTGGCGCTGGTGCCTGCCGGTGAGCGGGGTGGCTCTGGCCTGGTAGTCGCGGCCAGCAAGCGCAACCTGATCCCGTTCAACACCGTCCACTTGCCGGAGCGTTTCACCATCAAGGCCGACGAGATCCAGGGCATTCGTGCCTTCGGGACTCGCACCGAATTACAGGCGGTGCAAGACGTGGTCAACGCCCGCCTGGCCAAAGCGCGTCGGCAGTTGGATGCGACCCACGAGTTCCAGCGCATGGGTGCCCTCAATGGCCTGATCCTCGATGCCGATGGCTCGACGGTGCTGTTGGACCTTTACGACCGTTTCGGTGTGCAGCGTCAGAAGCTGCCCATGGGCTTGGCTGACCCGAGTACTGAGCTGCGGGTCAAGTGCGGCGAAGCACTGGATATGCAAGAGGACGCGCTGGGCAGTGTGACCAGCACCAGTTCCCGTGCCTTCTGCGGCAAGAACTTCTGGAACAAGCTGATTGTTCACAAGTCGGTCAAGGAAACTTACCTCAACAGCCAGCAGGCGGCGGCCTTGCGTGGTGACGCCCGGGAGAGCTTTGAGTTCGGTGGCATTATCTGGGAACGCTACCGTGGCAAGGTGGCGGGCGTGTCTTTCGTCCACGACGACAAGGCGTTGCTGGTCCCTGAAGGTGTGCCGGATCTGTACATCTCGGTGTTTGCGCCGGCCGACTACATGGAGACGGTCAACACCCAGGGCATTCCGTACTACAGCATGATCGAGCCGCTGCCGTTCAACAAAGGCATGGCCGGTGAAGCCCAGTCCAACCCGTTGCATTTGTGCACGCGACCTCGCGCACAGATCCTTCTGGAACTCTGATCGTGGGCTTTCGCGATCTGGTTGCCGAGGTCGATGCGGTGGTGTTCGAAACGCTGGGCGACACCGCACGGATTGAGGGTCGCGAGGAGCCGGTGTTCGGTATGTTTGCCGCGCCCTGGTTGCAGCCGAAGTTCGGCAAGCTCAACACCGGATTGCGTGAACCGCGTTTCGAGATCCGCGTCAGCGATTCGCAGGGCCTGCAACCGGGCCTGTTGGTCAGCATCGATTTGCCCGCGTTGGATGGCGGCGGCGACTACGACTTGTTTCAGCTGGAGCCGAGCGGCGACGGCCTGGTCGCCTTGATTCTGAGGATGCGCCCATGAGTGTCGGTAGCTATTTCAAACCCTCGGCCGGCGGCGGGATGATTTCTATCCAGTCCTCGGCCACAGACCTTCAGGCGTTTCAGGACTTTGCCAAGCTGGTGCCCAAGGCGGCTGCGACGGCGCATCGACGCGCGATCAACAAGACGTTGGGGTGGTTGCGCACGCACATCGCCCGGGCCGTCAGCCGGCAGGAACGCATCGCTGTCGCGGCGGTGCGTCAACGGTTGCGCAGTTACCCAGTCTCCGGCGGGGCAACGAGCGGCAAGCTGTGGTTCGGTTTGAACGCCATCGAGTCCAGCCGGATCGGCCGAGCTCGGCAGACCGGCAGCGGCGTGTCGGTAGCCGGGCGGCGGTACCAGGGTGCGTTCCTGAAAAAGGTTTACGGCAACAAGCCGGACATCTGGATTCGGACGGCGAGCAAGCACTTCAACGCGGATGACTACCCCGACAGCACGGTGTCACCGGGGCGCGGGCCGAGTTCGGGGTGGGTTGCGGAAAATGGCAGTCGCTTTCCGTTGGCCAAGGCGAAAGTCTCGCTGGAGCAGGCGCGACCACACTTCGATAGCTGGGTGCAAAAGGCGGATGAGCGCTTGCTGGAGATCCTGAAACAGGAGCTCAACTTTGAGCTGCAGAAGTACCTCAAGAGGATAGGCAATGTCTGACGAGCCTTTGAGCCTGGACCAGCTTTATCGGGCGGTTGAACAGCATCTGACGACCCATCTACCAGGTGTGCAGGCAGTGACGGTCTGGCCGAATATTTCGGACCGCGTCGCGCTGCCGGCGGTGTTTCTGGAGCTGGCCGAGATCGAACCGGGTCCTGACATTGGCACGGGCGAAACAACGTTGGTCTGCAAGTTTGAGGCACGCATCATCGTCGACCCGATCAAGCCGCACCATCAACGGCAGGCCGTGCAATTGGCGACCCAGCTCGCCGTGTTGCTGCGCGCACAGACGTGGGGGTTGCCGGTTGATCCCGCCGAGTTCGTACAAGCGCAGCACGACTGGACTCAGCCGGCGTTAGATGGCTACACCGTCTGGCTGGTGGAGTGGACTCAACAGGTGTACCTCGGTGTTGAGGAGTGGCCTTGGCCTGATCAGCCTCCGGGCATGCTGCTGTTTGGGTTTAACAACGATGTCAAAGAGGACTTTGTGCCAGCGGAGGACATGTGAGCGGCTACGCAAGCGCCCAGCATGACCGCATGCTCGCCGGGGTGGTGAAGGCTTGTTATGTGGTGGCGGTCGACCTGACCGCCTCCCCGCCGGTGTGCCGCGTCTCGGATGGCGAATGGGTCAGCGCCTGGGTGCGCTGGCATAGTATCGCTGCCGGTAAGGCCAGGCACTGGCGGGCGCCGTCTATGTTGGAGCAGGGGACGTTGGTCAGTGCCAGCGGTGACGTGGCACAAGGCACGTTTATCCCGGGGCTGTATGGCAATGCTGGCCCACCACCGGATAACCGCGACCACGTTGAAGTCTGGCGGTTTGATGATGGCGGGTCGCTTGTTTACGACTGGCAGGCCAAGAGCTACAGCATCACCCTGCCTAGCGGCACGGTAACCATCAAAGTCGCCAGCACAGAGGCGGTCGTAACGGACAACGCCGTGAACGTGACCACCGGCAACATCAACCTGAAGGCGGCGGTGACCATCGACGGCGCGTTACACGTCACGAAGGGCATCACCAGTGCTGGCGCGATCATCGATGCCGGTGGCAACAGCAACCACCACACGCATTAATTTCAACTCACGACAGCCCGCCCAGTGCGGGCTTTTTCACACATGGAGTCTGCCTTATGAGTAAGTCTAGAACTGATGACGATTCGGCTGGGGTCGCCGAAGCCATTGCGGTTCCGGGATTGAAACCGGCGCCGCTGGGTTTTCCTGCCGCTGTTAACGCAGTTGAGTCCATCGGAACACCACGCGTTTTTCGCGACAAGGTTTTCACCTCGCGGACACTGATCCTGCCCGGCGGCGGGACAGTTCCTGTTGTTGCTGGTCGAGTTACCGCATGTGGTGATGATCAATATGCGTTCTTGAAAGCGCATCCAGATCTGGAGCAATTGCTGGAGTAATCAAAATGATCGGAATGGATCGCCACACCGGCCAACCCATTTCCGGCATCGCGCACTTGCGCCAATCCGTTCCAGACATTTTGGGCACGCCGTTGGGCAGCCGCCGGCATCGGCCGGAGTACGGCAGCAAGCTGCGGCGGTTTGTTGACTTGCCCGTTAATGAGGGCTGGAAAAGCGCCGTACAGGCTGAAGTCGCCCGCGCCTTGGGGCGCTGGGAGCCGCGTTTGAAACTGGATCAGGTGCGCGTCATTTCCGTTATTGGCGGGCAAATCAACCTGAAGATTGTCGGCGAGTACCTGGGCGACGGCGTCACGTTGGAGGTAGCCGTATGAGTATCGTGGATCTGTCGTCGCTGCCGGCGCCGACTGTGTTGGAGCCTCTGGACTTCGAAGAGGTTTATCAGGAGGGGCTGGGGGTTTTTCGCGGGTACATGGGCGGCAACTGGACCGCCGCGCTGGAAAGCGATCCGGTGGTTAAGGTGCTGGAAGTCGGTGCGTACATCAAGGTCGGCAACCGCGCCCGGGTGAATGACGCCGGCAAAGCGGTATTGCTGGCACACGCCATAAAGGGCGACCTCGATCACCTGGGGGCCAACGTCAATCTGAAGCGCCTGGTCATTCAGGCCGAGGATCTGCTGGCGGTGCCACCGGTGCCGGAGGTCAAGGAGGACGACGACCCGTTTCGCGAGCGTATCCAGTTGGCCTATGAAGGGTTGACCACGGCCGGCCCGCGTAACAGCTACATCCTGCATGCGCGCAACGCCTCGGGGTTGGTGGCGGATGCCACCGCCGAAAGCCCGGCGCCGTGTTTCGTTACGGTAACGGTGTTGGGGTTGGACGGGCAGGGCGTGGCGCCGCCGGAGCTGCTGGCCACGGTGGTCGCCGCGCTGAATGATGACGACGTGCGGCCGGTGTGCGATCGGGTGACGGTGCAGAGCGCCCAGGTGATCCCTTACCAAATTAACGCGATTCTGCACCTGGCCAGCGCCGGCCCCGAAGCGGATGCCAGTTTGGCCGAGGCGAAAAGTCGATTGGCGGCCTGGATCAATCCGCGCAAGCGGCTGGGCATTGAGGTCGCGCGCTCCGGTGTGGACGCTCAGTTGCACGTTGCCGGCGTTTCCCGGGTGGAGCTGATCGGCTGGCAGGACCTGGCGCCGACCAAGGCTCAGGCGGCGTTCTGTACGGGTTACACCGTGACGCTGGCGGGCTGACATGAAAAGCCTACTGCCGATCAACAGCACGCAATTGGAACGGGCCATGGAGGCGATGTTTTTCGAGAAAACGATTGTCCCGCTGCGCGACCTCTACAACGCCGATACCTGTCCGGTGCATCTACTGCCGCATCTGGCGTGGGCGTGGTCGGTGGATCGCTGGGACTATCGATGGACCGAGGCGACCAAGCGCGCCGCCATTAAGGCCTCTTACTACATTCATGCCCACAAAGGGACCATCGGCGCGTTACGTCGGGTGGTCGAGCCCCTGGGCTACCTGATCGAAATTATCGAGTGGTTCAACACGGTGCCGCCGGGCGTGCCGGGCACCTTTGCGCTGAAGGTCGGCGTTCTGGACACCGGGATCACCGAGGAAATGTATCAGGAGCTGGAGCGCCTGATCGACGACGCCAAGCCGGTCACCCGGCACCTGACGGGGCTGGCGATCAGCCTCGAAAGCCAAGGCCTTTTGAACATCAGTGTTGCCCTGTACGAAGGCGACGAAATCGACGTCTATCCACCGCTAATGCGTGACATCGAGGTCACGGGTAATGCCGGTGCGGCAGGCCATGAACACACCATTGACACCCTGGACGTTTATTCATGATTGATGCGAACTCGCAATTCTTCGCCATCCTCACGGCCGTGGGGGAGGCCAAGCTGGCCAACGCCAATGCCCTGGGCATTCCCTGGCAATTCACGCACATGGGCGTGGGCGATGCCAACAACACCGATCCCATTCCAAGCCGGCTGCAAACCAGCCTGATCAATGAGTGGCGTCGTCAGCCGCTGAATCAGCTGCGGGTTGACCCAGTCAACGCGGCCGTGATCATTGCCGAACAGATTATTCCCGCCGATGAGGGCGGGTTCTGGATTCGTGAAATCGGCCTGTACGATGCGGACGGCGATCTGGTGGCGGTGGCCAACTGTGCGCCAAGCTTCAAGCCGGTGTTGTCGCAGGGCTCAGGCCGTACCCAAGTGGTGCGGATGAATTTCGTTGTCAGCAGTACGGGCAACATCACGCTGAAGATCGATCCGGCGGTGGTCCTGGCGACGCGGAAGTATGTCGACGACCTCGCTGTTCGGGCCAGCCAGGTCGAGGCGGAATCTGGCGTCGAAAACAGCAAGGTCATGACCCCGCTGCGAGTGTTCCAGGCGATTGCCAAGGTGGTGGTGCAGGCCACGGAAACCGTCTTTGGCTGGGCAAAGGTCGCGACTCAGGCGCAGGTCACCACCGGCACGGATGACACGACCATTTTGACGCCGAAGAAGTTGCGCGGCGCGCAGGCGACCCAAGCGGAGGCCGAAGCGGGGTCTGACAACGCCAAAGTCATGACGCCGCTGCGGGTATTCCAGGCGATTGCCAAGGTGGTGGTGCAGGCCACGGAAACCGTCTTTGGCTGGGCAAAGGTCGCGACCCAGGCGCAGGTCACCACCGGCACGGATGACACGACCATTTTGACGCCGAAGAAGTTGCGCGCGGCGCAGGCGACACAGGCCGAGGCCGAGGCTGGGACTGACAACACTAAAGTCATGACGCCGCTGCGCGTGCATCAGGCTGCCGCCCTGGTCAGGCGGGTGGTCACGCTTGTGGCTAATGGGAGTTGGACCTGTCCGGCTGGTGTAACAGAAATCCTGCTAGATGCCTGCGCGGGCGGTGCAGGCGGCTCCGGTGCAAATGGCACAACGAATGCCGGCGAGGGTGGCGGTGGGGGCGCCTGTGTGCGCAATGCTTACTTTTCAGTGACTCCCGGCCAAGTGTACTCGGTGACCATTGGTGGCGGCGGCGCTGGTGGCGCCTTAAACGCTGACGGTGTCGTCGGCGGCGTGACCAGTTTCGGTTCCTTACTGACTCTTGCAGGCGGCATTCAAGGATCGAAGAATGGAGTCGGGGCAGGAAATGGTGGTGGCTGGGGCGGTCAGGCCGGTGGCGACGCTTTCGCGCTCGGCGGCATGGGAGGCTCAAGCATGTTTGGGTTGGGTGGTGCACCCCGACTAAGCTCAGGTGGTGCCGGCGCTGGGTACGGCGCCGGCGGCGCCGGCGGCGCGCCAGGCTATGCAGGTGGCGCAGGGACACAAGGCTTTATTTCGATCAAATGGTAATCACACTATGAAGACGCAAGAAGGGCATGTGTACGCCCATATCCAGCATTCGCGAGTGTCTTGGATCTTTACCCACATAGACCTCCCCGAGTTCAACGAAAGCGATATTGAAGTCATAGATATCACCTCACTGTCACCGGTGCCGCAGGTAGGTTGGAGATGCGATGACGGAGAGTTTTCTCCACCCGCTGATCAGTCGCTGGAGGATCTAGCGGCGCTCGAACGAATCTGGCGCGACGGACAGCTCTCTGAAAGCCAGTGGTTGACGGCCCGGCACAGAGACGAGCTGGACTTGAGTTCTGCTACGACGCTGACGACTATTCAGTTCAGCGAGTTATTGGTGTATCGCAAAGCGCTACGCGATTGGCCTCAAGGTGATCTTTTTCCGCTGGCGGATCACCGCCCGGTGCCCCCGCCTTGGCTGGCTGAGCAAGCGCAATAAACGCCCCGCACTGACGGGGCGTTTTCTTTTCCGTTACGCGTAACACGAACATCCCTCACAGCCTCGCATATGCGGGGCTTTTCCGTTTCTGGAGATTGAGCTTTATGAGTTTCTTTCACGGCGTTACGACCACCGATATCAAGACCGGGGCGCGCACCATTTCCTTGCCGTCGTCTTCCATCATCGGCCTGTGCGACACCTTTACCCCGGGCATCCTCGGCGGCGGTACGGCACTGGCCGGCGAACTGAAGTTGATCACCACCGAGCGCGAAGCCATTGCCGCCTTCGGCGCCGATTCGGCGATCACCAAGGCCTGTCAGGCGATCTACACCAAGGCCAAGGCGGTGATCGTCGCCATCGGTGTGCCGAAGCTGGAAGACGCGGCGCTGCAAACCTCGGCGATCATTGGCGGGGTTCTGGCTTCCGGTAAGCGCACCGGCCTACAGGCCTTGCTCGATGGCAAAAGCCTGTTTAACGCTCAGCCGCGGCTGTTGATCGCGCCGGGGCACACGGCCACTCAGGCGGTGGCCACGGCGCTCGATGGCTTGGCGCAGAAGCTGCGCGCCATCGGCATTATCGACGGGCCTGGCACCACGGATGAAGCCGCCATGGCCTACGCCGATAACTTCGGCAGTCGCAATCTGTTCATGGTTGACCCGGGCGTGCAGTACTGGGACACCGGCCTGAGCCAGACGATCGACGCCCCGGGTTCGGCTTGGGCGGCGGGCTTATTTGCCTGGAGCGATGCGGAGTACGGCTTCTGGGCGTCGCCGTCGAACAAGGAGTTTGTCGGCATCACCGGCACGACCCGCGCGGTCGAGTACCTGGACGGCGACGCGACGTGCCGGGCCAACCTGCTGAACAACGCCAATATCGCGACGATCATCCGCGACGACGGCTATCGCCTGTGGGGTAACCGCACGCTGTCGAGCGATCCGAAATGGGCGTTCGTCACCCGCGTGCGCACGCTGTTCATTCTCATGGATGCCGTGCAGGCCGGCCACAAATGGGCCGTTGACCGCTCGATTACCAAGACCTACGTCAAGGACGTGACCGACGGCCTGGAAGCGTTCATGCGCGACCTGAAAGCCCAGGGCGCCATCATCAACTTTGAGGTGTACCCGGACACCGAGTTGAACACCGCCAGCCAAATCGCCCAGGGCAAAGTCTATTGGCGCATTCGCTTCACTGACGTGCCGCCGGCCGAAAACCCGAATTTCCTTTTCGAAGTCACCGATCAATGGATGACCGAAGTTCTTGAAGCAGCCTAAGGGGCCCAGTCAATGATTCCTCAAACTTTGTTTAACACGAACCTGTTTGTCGACGGGGTGAACTTCGCCGGCGACGTGCCGAGCCTGACGCTGCCCAAGCTGACCAGCAAGACCGACGAGTATCGCGGTGGCGGCATGGCCGGCTCGATTGAAATGGATCAGGGTCTGGAAAAAATGGAGGCGTCCTTTGTCACCAAGGGCGTGCGCCGTGAGTCGTTGAAGTACTTCGGTCTGGCCGATGGCACGGCCTTCAATGCGACGTTCCGGGGTGCCTTCAAGGGGCACAAGGGGGCAGTGACGGCGGTGGTCGCCACCCTGCGTGGCCGGCTCAAAGAGGTCGACCTGGGCGACTGGAAAGCCGGTGATCCGGCCGAGATCAAACACGCGATTGCGGTCACTTACTACAAGCTCGAAATCGACGGTCGCCTGATGTACGAAATCGACATGGTCGCCGGTATTCAGGTGATCGATGGCAAAGACCAACTCCTCGACGTGCGCACCGCGCTCGGCCTCTAAGGGACTAGATCCAGATGACTCAAGCAACTGATAAAAAACTGCCGGTCTGGCTAGCGGTCACCGCCGAGAGTGCCGTCGTGACGCTTTCGCGTCCCAGCGATGCCAACGGGGTCAAGGTCGAGACGTTGACCTTGCGGGCCCCGGCCGTGCGCGAAGTGCGGGCGGCAGACCGTGCCTCTAACGGCGATGACGAACAGCGCGAGCTGATGTTGTTCGCGGGCTTGGCCGAGGTCGGCCTCAAGGATCTGGAAGGCCTCAAGCTGGTGGACTATCGCCGTGTACAGGCGGCCTATTCGCGCTTGGCACCCGATACCGATTACTCGACGTCGATGCCGTCGTGGTTGTCGATCACCACCGATAACGTACTGGTCACGCTGTCGTGCCCGAGCGAAATCAACGGCGTCACCGTGGATAAGTTGGCCTTGCGCTCCCCGACCGTGCGCGATGTTCGTTCGGCGAATCGTGAGGCGGGCGGCGATGACGAGCAGCGCGAGCTGGTGTTGTTTGCCGAGTTGGCCGGTGCGCCTGTCGCGGATCTGGAGGGCCTGAAACTGGTGGATTTCAACCGCTTGCAGGCCGGCTATTTTCGTATGGACCAAGACAACGGGGTTTGACCCCGGCGTCATAAAAATGGCCGCGAAACGTCTGGCGGCGGAAACCGGATTTTCCGCCGCAGAGATTCTGTCGATGCCGTTTGCTGAGATGGTGTGGTGGCTCACGGATTGAGCCGCCTTTGGTAAGGCTGTGCAAATGGGGGCCATGACATGGCGAACAAGATCGCCCTCGGGCTGGTCATCGGCGGCGCCGTCAGTTCTACGGTCGGTGCTGCGTTCAAAGACGTGACGGGGCGCATCAAGCGCCTCGAGGCAGAAGGCAACAAGGCGCGTGTGCTGCAGCGCACGATTGGCGACACCATTCGCCTGCGCGATGAATGGAAAAAGGCCCACGACAGCGGCGCCGCTGGAGCCTCCAAGTTGTTGAGTCGATTGAACTCCAATCTGGACAGCTTGAAAAAGCAGGGCGTCGAAGTCGGGCGCCTGGAGAAGTCCTATCGGGCCATGGGGCAGGCGGCCAATAAAGCCGAGCTGAAGGCCAAGGGGCATCAACAACTGGATGCCGGAAAGTCCGGCATGAAAAAAGCGGTCGGCGCCGCTGTCGTCGGTGTGGGCTCTATGGCGGTGCCGACCAAGGTCAGCGCGGACTTTGGCGCCATTGTTCGAGACATCGCGATCAAGGCCGGGATTGCCAACAAGCCACAAGAAAAGGAGATGTCACAAAAGATCATCGCCACCTCGCGTGACACCGGCATGGCGCGCAACGATGTAGCCGACGTGGTCAACCAGTTGGTTGGCGCCGGTATGGAGTTAAGCAAGGCCCTGGAATATGCGCCGGTCGCGGCCAAGTTTGTCGTGGGGCAGGGGTCGAACGGTGTCGACACGGCGAAGATGATCAACGCGCTGGGGCAAAACGCCAAGATCACCGACCCGAAACAGATGCAGCAAGCGCTGGAAGCGATTGCCTATCAAGGGCAGGCGGGCAGCTTTGAAGCGGCCGACATGGCGAAATGGTTCCCTGAGCTGTTGGCCAACATGGGCAGCCTGGGCATCACCGGCATGGATGCGGTGACGCAGTTGGGCGCCATGCTGCAAGTGCAGATGAAGTCGGCCGGCGGCGCCGATGAGGCGGCCAACAACCTCAAAAACTGGATGGGCAAAATCGGCTCCGGCGACACCGTCAAGGCGTATGAAAAGGCCGGTATCGACTACAAGGGTTCGATGCAGACCGGTTTGCAAAACGGTATGTCCACGCTGGAAACCAGCATGGCGTTGGCGCAGAAGTACATTCAAGCCACCGATCCGAAGCGCGCGGCGGCGATGGCTGAAGCGACGTCCAAGATCAGCAAGGAAGCCGATCCGGAGAAGGCCAAGGCCATGATGGCCTCGCTGGAAGAATCCCTGAAAACCGGCGACCTGTTCGCTGACATGCAGGTCAAGGCCGCGCTGTCGGCGTTCATGCAGAACAAGGCGCTGTACAGCCAGCTTAAAAACGATTCGCGCGATGCAACAGGCATCCTCGATAAAAACCTCAGCGAGCGGCGTGAGGCGTCGTCGCAGAAGTGGGCCGAAATGGCTCAGTCGATGGATGACGCCATGCGCAGCGTGGGGGACGCTCTGCGCCCGGTCACGGACACGGTGGCCGAGGCGCTGACCAAGGTCACCAAAAGCATTACCTCGATGTCGGACAGCGCGCCCGGGGTGGTGACGGGGATCGCGTTGGTCGGTGGTGGATTGGTCACGCTCACGGGCCTGTTCAGTTCGTTCAAGATGGGTAAAGGGCTGTTGAACCTGGCGCGCGGATCGCTGGGTGGTGGCAAGGCCGGCGCGGTGCAGAAAGTCTTCGTTACCAACGCCGAGGACGGCGGTGATGGCGAAGGCGCTGGAGCCAAGGGCAAGACCGGCAAAGCGCTGTCGCTGGTGGAAACCGGGCTCAAGGCGGTGGCGGCTTTCACGGGCAAGGGGGCCGATGGCACCGACGATGAAGCGGACGGCAAGGACGACAAAAAGCCCGGTAAATTCGATCTGATCGCGACCGGCCTCAAAGTGGTTTCGATGGCGAAGGACGTCGCCTCAGGCGGCGACGAGGGCGGCGAGTCGGGATCGGCTGACGACGGCGTCAAGAAGGTTTTCGTGGTCAACGCGGGTGCCCTGGGCGGCGGCGCTGAAGGCCCTGGGGAAGCGCGCCGGCGTGGACGCGGGTCAAGGCGCAATGCTTCGCGCCGTCGGCCGTTGCCTCGGCCGGGTAGTTCTTCGCGCTTGCCTATTCCGGGGGCACGGCCGCCGGTCCCTGTGCCGCGTCCGCCGATTCCACCGGTACCGGTTCCGGCCGGTTCGATGGCCCGGCTGGGTGGGGTGGTGCAGGCGGTCGGCAAGATCGGCAAAGCCGCCAAGATGATTCCCGGCGGCTCGCTGATGGAAGCCGGCGCCATGGCGTTCGACACCTATGAGAATGCCAAGACCCAGGACGAAAAGGCCGAGGGTTATGGCGCGGCCGCCGGTTCGCTGGCGGGCACTATGGCCGGCGCTGCGGCCGGCGCGGCCATTGGCTCGGTGGTGCCGATTATCGGGACCGCCATTGGTGGCTTGATTGGGGCCTACCTCGGCAGTCAGGGCGGCCAGATGTTGGGCGGCGCCGTGGGCAAGTCGGTGTTTGCTGGCGAAGAGGAAAAACCCGCCCCACCGGCCACGCCGTTGTTGATGGCGCCTCGCCCTGGTCCGGCGGTCCCCAGCTTGGCCACCCTGACTCAACCGCTCAATGGGGCGGCCGATCCGGGCAATAAGGCGAACGGTTCCGGCGCGTTGCTGATGGCTCAGGCGCCGGCCCCTCAAGGGCCAGTGCTGGGCGACGTCGCTCGCGCCATGGCCGTACAGGCGCCGGCCAAGCCGGCGGCCGTGGCGATCCAGCCCAAGGATCCGGAGAGGCCAGCACCGACCAAAGTGGATCAGCAGTTCCAGTATTCGCTGAGCATGCCGGTCACGGTGCAAGGGGATGTCAAAGACCCACAACGCTTGGCTCAGGACTTGATGCCGCACATGCGGCTGATGATGGCGGACGCGGCGAAGCAGAACGCAGCGAAGCTGTATGACGAACCCCACCTGTAAGGAGGCCGCATGGCGTATATGGAACAGTTGCAAGCGGGGCTCAAGTACTTGGTCGAAGCAGGGGAGGCGGGGCGGCGCAGTGCGGACGGCATGCTCGGCCCGGTCAACGGCGCGATCAGTGAAATCACTGGCGCGGCGTCCGAGCTGGAAAACATCCCGTTCGTGGGGCCGGCGATCGGCGCCAAGCTTCAGCGGGTGATGCGCGGCGTCGACGCGGCACAGGCCAAGGTCGGGCAGGTGGTGGCGGTGTATGGCCGGGCGACCCGGGCGGCCGCCGAAGTACAGGAACGGATGGGGACGCTGAAGGAACAGGCGGGCAAGGCGGCGACGGCGATCAACAACATCGCCGGCAAGGTCAGTCCGTCGTTGGCCAACATCGTGCCCACCAGTTCCTTTGCCGTGGATGCTACGCCGGCACCGGAAGCGGTGAAGCCGTTCCCGCACCTGCTGATCATTCAGCCGCGTGACCCGAAGCTTCAGCCGTATTTCTTCAATCTGGACACGGCGGCCTTCGACGAGCTGAGCCGCTCGACCGAATTCCGCTGGGCTTCCCAGGAGCGCCTGTCGCGCCGCCCGGCGCAGCAGGCCATTGGGATGGGTGAGGAAAAGCTCACGCTCAAGGGCACGATCTACCCGGGCTTCAAGGGTGGGCTCAAACAGCTCGACACGTTGCGCACCATCGGGGCCAGGCTTCAGCCGCTGACCCTGACCACGGGCTATGGCGAGGTGATTGGGACCTGGTGCCTGAAGACCATCGCCGAGGAACAGGGCGCGTTTTTGCACGGCGGGATTCCGCGTAAACAAGGGTTCACTCTGGAGTTTGTGCGCTATGGCGACGACATGCAGAACGTCTGATGGGGACATGCTTGATGTCATTTGCCATAACGTTTATGGCCATTTGAACGGCAGCACCGAAGCGGTGCTGGATGCCAATCAGGGGTTGGCGGATGAACCACAGCCCTACCGGACCGGCGTGGTGATCTATCTGCCGGAACTGCCCAGCCCGACCGGGGAGGGGGTCAGCTTGTGGGATTGACCTCGGGCGCTACCGCCGCCGGCGGGCCGTTGCGTTACGCGTAACGGCCCTTTGTTTTTTGCCCCGCCTTGTGCGGGCTTTTTTTTGGACAAAATCCATGACCCCCATGTTTCGAATCGTGGCCGATGGCGCCGATGTGACGGCCAAGATCAATGATCGGTTGTTGTTGCTGCGCACCTCTGACAAACCCGGGATGGAGTCCGACGAGTTTGAGTTGCGCATTGATGACCGAGACGGCCAGGTGCAGCTGCCACGGAAAGGCAGCTCGATCGAGATCTATATGGGCTATGCCGAAACGTCCTTGGCGCGCCTGGGGCGTTACGCGGTGGACACGGTCGAGGTGTCGGGTCCGCCGGACACGATCGTGATCAAGGGCAAGGCCAGCGACATGCGCGGCAGTGGCAAGACCATCCGCAGCGGCAGCTGGGAAGACGTGCCGCTGTCGAAGATCGTGGCCGACATCGCTGCGCGCAATGGCTGGCAGCCGGTGTGTCCGGTAACGACGAAAGTCGCCCGGGTCGATCAACTCAACGAGTCAGATTTTAATTTCATCACGCGCCTGGCCAAGCAATACGACTGCACGGCCAAGGTCGCCGACGGCAAACTGCTGGTGATGCCGCGTCAAGGCGGCCAGACCGCCAGCGGCAAGACGTTCGGCGCGATCACCCTGACGAAGAGCGACCTCGGCCGCTGGCAGTTCAGCTTGGGCGATCGCAACTCGCACAAGGCCGTGGCGACCAAGCACCAAGACAAGAAGACCGGCAAGCTGGCGGTGGTCACCGTGGACAACGACGACGCCCCGGATGGCTTGCCGGCTGTGCATACCGACCGACATATCTACCCGAACAAAACCGCCGCCGAGTCGGCCGCCAAGGCGCGTTTGGCGGCGTTCAATCGTTCGACCGCTGACGTGCGGTTCGAAATGCCCGGCCGGACCGACATCTTTGCCGAGCGATTGATCAATGCCCAGGGTTTCAAGGTCGGCCTTGATGGCGAGTACTTGGCGGATTCGGTCGAGCAGGTGTTTACCCAATCCGGCTGGTCGACCACGGTCGAGTGCAATGCCGGCAAGCAGGGCAAATCCAAGGGTAAGAAAAAGAAAGCTAAACCGCCGCTCAAGGTTGTGAGCGTGGAGAAGCAATAGCGCATCCCATCCCCGCCTGAGTGCGGCTTTTTTATGTCAGGAGTGTTTATGTCCATTACGGAGCAACAGCTACAACGCATCATGCCCAACGCCCGCCGCCAAGCGGGCGTTTTTGTATCCGCCCTAAACGCGGCCATGGCGCATCGGCAAATCAATACGTCGAAACGTCAGGCGGCGTTCCTGGCCCAAGTTGGTCATGAGTCGGGCCAGTTGCAGTACGTCCGTGAGCTGGGTGGCGATCAGTACCTGAGCAAGTACGACACCGGCAATCTGGCCGTGAAACTGGGCAACACCCCGGAATCTGACGGCGATGGCCAGCGCTATCGCGGTCGCGGCCTGATCCAGGTGACCGGTCATAACAATTACCTGCGCTGCAGTCTCGCGTTGTTTGGCGACGAGCGATTGCTGCGCACCCCTGAGCTGCTGGAGTTGCCGCAATGGGCCGCCGAGTCGGCCGCGTGGTTCTGGTGGGTGCGCGAGCTGAACGCGCTGGCGGATCGGGACGAGTTCGAGGTGATCACCCGCAAGATCAACGGCGGCCTCAATGGGCTGGATGATCGGCTGGAGCTGTGGAAGCGGGCGAGGGCGGTGCTATGCATCTCGTCGACTTGATCCCGGCGCCGTATCGGCTGCTGGCCAGCGGTGTGCTGCTGGTCGCGTTGGCCGGCGGATCGGCCGCGTTGGCGTGGCAGGTCCAGGATTGGCGTTATGGCCAGCAGTTGGCGGAGCAAGCCCGATTGCACGCCAAAACGCTGAATCAGCTGACCCAGGTCGCCGCCACGCAACAACAGGCCGAGCAGGACAAACGCCTGGCGCTGGAACAACGGCTTACCGCGAGTGAACAAACCCATTACCGAGTCTTGAGCGATGCCCAACGTGATCAAGGTCGCCTGCGCGACCGCCTTGCCACTGCTGATCTGCGCCTGTCAGTCCTACTCGACACCACCCAGTCGGCCAGCAGCGGCTCAATGTCAGCCACCCCCTCAACCAGCGGCGTGGTTCATGGCCCCACAAGAGCCCAACTTGACCCAGCGCATGCTCAACGAATTATCGGCATCACCGATGCCGGCGACCAAGGGCTGATCGCCCTGGCAGCCTGTCAGGCCTATGCCAAAGAAGTCTCAACACCGAAGTGAAAAAGAGCGACCGGAGTGGATGCGTCAACATCCAATCCGGCCGCCGTCCCTGCAGATTGGCCCTGCAAGTCCAGCCGAAGCTCTTACTCCGTGCACGAAGCGCGGCGAGCCTAGCACCTGTTTATCCATACAGTAAAGGTCTTGCTATCA